CATCACTTGATTCGATCGAGTCCCGCTGGGTCATGTGGTCCTATCCTTTGTCGCGAGGACGAAGCGATGCTTCTTCGCTCGGCTACTCTGAAGAGCAACACTTATCAAGGGCGAGCGACTTTGCGAATACTGTTGTTCAGCCTATCCGCCACGTACAGTTCGCCAGTGGGTGCCACCGCGATTGCGGCGGGGTCAGCAAAGCGAGCGTTGATGCCGATGCCGTCTGCGGCCCCTGCTTCTTCAGCCTTCCCTGCCAAAGTAGCAACCGTGCCGTCCGGAAAGATCGTTCGAACGGTGTTTGTGTCGGTCACGTACACCAAGCCGTCTGTACCAAGGGCAATGCCTTGGGGAAAATTGAACCGGGCTGCGATGCCCTTGCCGTCTGCGTGCCCACGTGTGGATCCGGCGAGTACGGTAACCTTCGACTCGTTTTCGATCTTCAAGACTCGATGGGTCGCTTGGTCGGTAACGTAGAGTGTTCCAGCGGAATCGACCGCAATTCCAAACGGGCTGCCAATGGAAGAATCCAGTGCGAGCGTCACGACGCCTCCCAAAGCACCGTGTTTCGTGATCACCCCAGCCCCAAAATCTGCTACGAACAGATCCCCGTTGCTATTCATCGCGACGCCGGTCGCATAGTTGAAGGGCCCCAGGCCCAACGTTCTGCCATCGCTAAAGATCTTGTACACGCGCTTTCCGCCCTGGCCGGCGACAAACGTCTCTCCGTAGTCATTGATCACCAGATGACCTTGGCCCGCCATGCTCTCTCCATTCAGCGGTACCGACGTAACGAGGCCAGCGGTTGTCACCACCCGAATTGCCTTGTTGCGCTGATCAGAAACCACGAGGCTTCCTGCCGCGTTGAAAGTTATGCCCACCGGCCAATCGAACCTCGCAGAGCTTCCGTTTCCGTCCGCGTTGCCCGAGCTTTGGTCATCCGCCCCCGCAATCTTGGACGCAAGGGCTTGAGGTGCATCGCACGTTACGACGACGTTATTGATTTGAGACGACGCCGTGCCGCTGCTCCCGGTGATACCGCACTGCTGCCAATGCGGAGCGCCAGTGATCTTGACCGTGTACGCAGTACCGTATGGGAGTGTGCTCGCAAAATTGAACGCTCCATCCGCCGCGACAGTGACACTTTCAGCGCCATTGATCTGCAACGTAATAGGGCTCAAAAGGCCCGCCACAGTGCCTCCGACGCTATAGCTTGCGTTAGGGTCACCGCCAGGATTCGGGTTGCCTGGATTATTCGGCTGCTCCCCACCGCCGCCATTTTGAGTTGGCAGAGGAAAGAAACCATTCGCACCGCCCCCTCCCCCGCCGCCACAGGCGGCCACCAGCAAAGCAGCAGCAACAATGGTCGCTGCGTTTGTCCATTTCCTCGCACTTTTTGAGTTTTGCACTGCGTTTCCTTTGGGTTCATATTCCGCACCTGGCGCGGAAGGTCCAAAGTTTGCGCGGCACTTAAGACATCTCAGATCCTGCGCTTGCAGTAGTCACCAGCACGACGGAGCGTCCTCGCAGCGCGAGGCCTCTAGTTAAGCGGCCTGTGTTGCAGCTTGGCGGTCAGCGATGTAGGAAGCGCTTTCCTGCACCATCTCGCATCTTGCCTACGGTTGTCGGAGGCTCCATACTGCAATCGCGTGAGCACTCGGACGGACACGAAACGGACGAGTGAAAGGTCTGATTTCACACCGCGCAGATACCGACTCATCAAAGTCGCTCGCGTCGTTGGGAGGCAAGGATGCGTCTAACGTAGCGTGGTGTCAGGTCGTACTCCCGCGCCAGCTCGTACAGATTGCTTCCGTTGAACCGCTGAACGATCTCGCGAGGAATCCGCGCCCGCTCCTTCGCCGTGCGCTTGGGCAGATACAGGTGTGCCCCGCCCAGCCGGAAGATCAGCCGCTCCATCAGCGAGGCCGCAGCCTCTTCGGCCGCGGCCACGCCAAAAGAGCGCGCCACCGCGCACGCCTCCTCTTCGATGATCGCCAGCGCGTCATTGGGGTTCTGCAAAGTCATGGTCAGTTCAAAGCGATAGGTGCAAAGACATCAAGATCGGACGCATATGCATCCGATGGGAGCGGGGTCGGTTCAATAGAGGCGGTTGGGTGCCGACGATCGGCGTTGTCGGCAGCGCGCACGCTGTCACCGGCTGCCGGTGCCGAGAAGAGATCACGCGGCGGCTGCACTGCGGCTTCGAGATCCGCCCAGCGCTTGTCCGCGTAGTTGTGCAGCCCAAGCCCGAACGCCGCATGCAACGCATAGTTGCGGTTGTCCAGCACCTCATTGCGAGGCCGGCGCTTGACCCAGCGGAAGGCCTCCTTGCCGTTGACCTTCACGAGGATGCGCTGCTCCGCCGTGAGCTGCTCGAACCATTCGCGCGACAGCTGCTGGCTGAAGTGCACATAGCCCGGCCCCGGCTGCTCGATGGCAAGCTGGCCCAGCAGCAGGTCCTTGGCCGTGTCGACGCCGACATTCCACAGCTTGATGCCGTTCGGGATCTTCGAGCCGTTCCAGCGGATCTCCTGCGGGCTGCTGGGCCCAAGGATCGGTACGTTCTCCTCGCCCCGTCCCTTGACCGCGCGCAGCTTCGGCAGCGTGTGCTGCATCTTGCGCACCCAGTTGTAGACGGCCTGCGTCTGGTCGCTGGAGTCGATGGAGATGGCGCTCAGGCCGAGCGTGCCGCCGTGCCAGGCCTGCGTGTAGCGGCTCGCGAGGTAGGCCGCGACTGGCTCCCAGTCGCTCTCCGATGCCGGGTTGCCCTGGATCACATGGTGGTCCACGTGCCAGGACTCGAGTCCGCGTCCCCACGCCCAGACCTCGATCTCCCATCGATCGCGCTGCACGTCCACACCGGCGGTCAGCACCAAGCCTCCGGCCGGCACGGTCTTCAGCGCGTAGGCCTCCGCCCTCGCCTGCAGCGCGTGCTCGTCGGTGCGCTCGCCAACCACTTCCCAGGTCTCGCCCAGCGTCTCGTTGACGAAGAGCTGCATCGGGCCGGCGTCGCCTCGGGCCAGCGCGTCGAGCGCCTCCTCGAATTCCTTGACGATGCTCTCCCAGGTGCGCTGTGGGCTGTAGGCGGCCCAGATATGCAGCCCGAGGGAGAGCGGCGGGCGCGTAGGCATGCCGGCCGCATCGCGCCAGATGCGGTCGCCTCCAAAGGTCTTGCCGGTCTTCTCGCAGACCCACCGTCCCACCATGGGCAGGCCGCCCTGAAGGAAGTCACTCTGTCGGATGGAATCGCGGCAGTGCGGGCAAACATGGCGCACACTGGCCGGGTTGCCGCGCTCCCACTTGAAGCCGTGCAGCTTGTCTTTGCCGCCCCACGCGAGCGGATGCTCGACACCACAATGCTTGCACTCAATGTAGAAGCGCACGAACCCTTCTGCGTTGAGTGCGGCGCGTTCGACGTGGCAGAGCTGCTTGACGCCTGGCGTGGAGCCGCCGACGAACTTCGGGTACGGCGCGCCTTCGAGACGGCCCTTGGCGAGGCCGCCCGGGTCGCCGGACTTCTCGATGGTCTGGTCGAAGGCGGACCATTCGTCGAGGATGGCGACAGCGACCGTGATCCGGCGGTACGCGCGCTTGGCCTTGCCGCCCAGCAGATGAAGCACGCTGTCGCGAAACTTCTTCATCTTGATGGTGTCATCGTTGCCGCCGCCCTTGCGCCTAGCCGCCTGCACAGCCGGCACGCCGTCGCGCGCATCGAGGATCGGATCGATCTCGCTCTTGACGTAGCTGTCGCGGTCGTCGTCGGTGGGCTGCCACAAGGCCTGCTTGCGGCGGCGGTGCGCGATGTTGTAGGCGACAAAGGCGGTGATCATCTTCGTGTAGCCGACGCGCTTGGACTTCATCACATCGAGCTCTTCGATGCGGTCGTCGCTCATGAAGTCGAGGATGCCCACCTGGAATGACCAGGCGATCCAACCGCCCTTCTGGTGCGAACTCTCGCCGGCGAGCTTGAAGTGGTCGGCCGCCCATTCGCTTAGGGTCTGGAAGACTTCGGCGCGCAGGCTGCTCAGACCGAGGGCGATCGAGCGCTGCACAGCCTTGAGTGTTTCGCGGGATACGGGACGAAGCTTCAAAACGTCGCCTCCATCTCAGCGCCTGCCCGCTCGCCGTGGTCTTCTTCGATGTCGGCCTCGGTGCCATCTTCGTCCCAGGTGGCGGCAAGCCTGTCCAGCTCCGCAACGATCAGCTTCTCGGTGGCGCGGATCCATTCGTTGCGCGCGTTCGTAATCACCTGCTGGATGGTGGCCTTGGCTTCCTCGGGCAGATCCGGGCAGGCTTTCTTGAGCGCCCCTTCAAGTTGCTCGAAGCGATCGACGACCGCGCTTGAGGCCAGGGCGAGGACATCAGCCAGCAGGCCGATGGGCGCGTACTCGCCGCGGGCGACGGCATTCTTGATCTCCTGCGCCTCGCGCTGGCTGCGCGCGAGCGCGGCTCGCTCCTGTACGAGGTCGAGGCCGCCAGCCTCTCCCGACGCCCGCCCGGCCGCGACCTCACGCAGCCGTTCGCAGTAGCCCAGCAGCCAGGTGTGCGCCGGGTGGCCGCGCTCGATCACGCCTTCGGCCACGAGCTGGCTCACCTTCGCCTCGCTCACGCCAATGAGCACGGCGAACTCGGCCTGCGTGATGCCTACGCCCAACGCCTCGACCGCCTTCACTTAACCCCCTTAGGAAGGTCGGTGAACAGTCCGAGGTCGCGGCTCGAATCACCCGTATCCAGACTCTTCAGGAGGGACCCGCAGGGCCGGCGGCCGAGGGCGAAATGATGAGTGGCTGCTCTCATAGGCCCACCGCCTGCCTGAGCCGATAGCGCACACGCCGCTCGATGTAGGCACCGACGTTCGATGCATCGGCAATCGCTTCCATGCTGAGCCGGGAACGGTAGGAGGCCGGGCGAACGAACAACAGCACCGGCCGTACATCGTGGCCGCCAGTCCCGCTGGCCGCCCAGATGCCAGGGGCAAGGTGGGATGTCTTGCCGCTTCGCAGTCGGCCATAGGCCACGAAGTAGCGGCGTCCGGCCTGCTTCTTGGTGCCCTTGTGGACGTTGGCCTTGCGCCGCTCGGTCATGTTGGCCCGATAGCCCTGCTCGCCCATGGCCTGAAAGTAGGTCAGCAACTGCACGAGGAAGGCGCCGCGCAGGTTGCCGCGGCCGTCATCACTGCCCGGGTAAGGCGTCTCGGGAATCGTGGTCTGGAAGCCCGCAGGCAGGATGCCCGCCCGGCGCAGCGCCACCTCGCTGCGCTTGTCGCGCCGCGCCCCGCCGAACTCCTGCGCCTGGAGGATCTTCTGCGGGTCAACACCTTTGCCACCGAAGTACGTCGGCTCGATGGTGACGCTCAGGTCGCCGGGTTGCGCCTTGCGCACGAAGACGCTGCGCAGGATGTACGAGGTAGGCCTGTCGAAGGCCGTCTCCATGCCCTTGACCATGAAGCGTCGGACATGGAAGCCGCCATCGGTCATTGCGAGGGCGTAGGCTTGTGCGGCCTGCGGGCCGCTGAGCGTACCGAGCATTCTGCCCAGCTCCCTGGCGCCGTCGAGCTTGACGCCTACGCGCATATGACCTCCCTCGCCTCTTCGGCCGCGCGCCTCACGCGCTCGGTGAAAGCCGGGTAGCTCGGACCTCGGCCCAGGTGGAAGGCTGACTCATCCCAAGGGGCGATCCCCAGCTCTCGGGCCTTGGCATCGATGCCTGCCCGGGTCTCGTGCCATGCGCCGAGCACGGTCGTCGCTGCGGGGCGGGGCTGGTCCTCCCAACGTCGGTTGCGCAGCCAGGTCGCGAACTCGGGCACGAACTCACCGCCGTCCTTGGTCCATCTCCTGCAAAGCCTCTGGGCCTCGATGGCCGAGCGCATCGTTCGCTGCAGCGCGGCGCTCGGCGCAAGCCGGCGGTATCGACGTTCTGCCTTCGCCCGGTTGTCGCCGTTCGGGTAGATCGAGAAAAGTTCGTCGAACCCGTCCGCCCCCCCATCGGGGGGTGGGGGGGAATGGTTCTTTGACGGTTCTGAAGATTCGGGTGTCACAGCTATGACACCCTTTGCGTCCGTGGTGACACCCTTTACGTTCTGGATGACACCCTTTAGCTCCGGAGAAAGGGTGTCATCTTGACCACCTTGTGGATACTGTGGATAACTCGGCATCGGAGGGACCGAAGGTTTGGCGGCTTGCTGGCTTGGCAGCAGCCCGCCCTCGATCCAGACCGATGCGATGCGGTACTCGTTCGTATGGCCCCGGCCGGTGCGGTCAGACACGCGCTCCAGCCATCCCGACGCCACCATCTTGGCGATCTGGCGCTGCACCGTGCTGCGGCTCTGCAGGGTCTTGCGCGCCAGCTCATCCAGCGAGGGCCAGATCCGCGTGCCGTCGTCACGCGCATGATCGGCGATCGCCAGCGCGAGAAGGCGTTCGCTACCGCCCACCGGGTAGCGGTCAAACACCATCGTCATCACTCGGATGCTCATGTCGCGGCACACCCCCCAACGTGGGCCAAGGCGCACCTGGATGTGCGAGGAAAAGACGCTCCTGCGCTCATGCCTGCGGCGCCTTTCTCATGCGTCCGCGCAGCATCGCCATGGTGTGACCAATGGCAGCGATGGTCTCCTGCGCATGATGGTCAGCGCGCCGGACTTGGTTGCCGGTGACGGTCTCCCCTCCCCGCACGGCATCGGCGACCGCGCGCACGAAGTCGGCGAATTCGCTTTGCAAGCGCATGAGCGTGTCCACGGGGTCGCCGCCGGACTGGTCGGGCGTGGCAAGGGTGCAGGTGTGGCCGAGTGCTTCGGCCATGGCATGCAACACGGCATAGTTGCCGGTGAACACCTGCATGGCGACCAGCTCGCGCGGGTTAGGCTGGTGCGAGGTGGTATTGGGGTTGGCTTTGTGCGTGAGCGTGTTGACGCTCATCTGCATGCGCGCGGCCAACGCGGCAACGCCGCCCGGGCAGCCATGCACGGTGTTGTAGACCGCATCGAGGATGTCCTGCCCCGGCGGTTTGGAGGGGAAGTCGCCCGCGCCGCCATGGGCGAGGTGCGGTGGAATTGAGATATTCAGCCTCATGGAAGTTTCAGCGCAAGACGCGAATGAAAGGAATGCAGATGGACACAGCACCGACGACCGAAGAGCGGCTCGATGCAATCGAAGAGTTTTTGGCGCAGCTCGTGGTGCTGCTGGAGGTGGAGCCCGAGATCTCGCGCGAATCTGTCACCGAGTGGCTCCAGATCTGCTCGGCGGCGGCACGCGCGCACGGGACGAAGACACCGCGCCAGCAGGCCGCATTCGGGCAGCTGTGCGAGCGGGTGCTTTCGCTGGAGGGCGAGGATTCGGCGCCAGACGATGCAACGCGGCAAGCCACGCGCGCTGCTTTGCAGATAGCGAAAGACCGGCGCGCTGGAGGCTGAGGAGATACTCCTCCTTCGCCTTGGTCGCTTTCAACGCGAGGTATACCTCGCGCGTGGGCAATTCGCCGACCGCCGTAAGCGCATGGAGGTTGGCGCCATTGAAAGCGCGTGCGAACGCAATGGTCCTCGTCTCGGCGCTTCATTGCCTATCCCACCGAGATAAGAGCTGTGGCGTTGCCGCTGTGCCTTGGAGAACGTGGGTCCGGGCTCGGCTCCGCGCTGAGCGCAGGATGGGGTTCATCCGGAGGTTCCAGCCGCCGGCTGCAGAGCGCAAGCGCCTTCCACGCAGCCATCCAGGCTCGTACGCTTACGAATGTCGATTGCGAAGGTTTGGGGTCGAACTCAATCACGCGGGAGTTCCTCCGAAGGTTTCGCGACTGGCCAAGCGCCACTAGATTCACGCAATGGCATGAATTGGGATGCCCTCTGCAGGGGAACGAGCGAAGATTTGCTCTTCAGTTCAAGAAGTCGTTGATGGATCTCGGTCTCGTCATCTGCAGCGAGCGCGAGAAGCGCGCGCCCAAGGCTGTATCGCGGATCTGTCGTGGCGCCTCGGCTCAGGTCCCCAATAGTTGCTTGGCCGCAACCACAGAGCGCTGCGATGTGCGCATGACTCAGCTTGCGTTGCTGCAGGTTCGAAATAAGGCTAGGCCAGTCCATGAGCGCGAATATATCGGAATACCGATGTCACTTCAATCGATTTTCCGATTGTTCAGCGTAATAGGCTAAAGGTATGAGGAATACTGAACGAACTGACTTTGGACGACGGCTTGTTGAAGCACGCACGTTCGCAGGTCTCTCGCAAGCAGGGCTAGCCAAGGCAATTGGCATGAGCCAATCTGCTTACTCGGAAGCGGAGAAGTCGGGTCAAGGTTCGTCGTTTACAGCACAAATCGCCAATGCATGTGGTGTCGATGCAGGATGGCTCGCAACAGGCGAAGGCGTTATGGTCCCTCGACCGCGGGGACTGGAAGGCGCATTGCCCGTCGGAAGAAATAAGTTCCGCGGAGTACCCGTAGTTGGCCGCGGCAACGGGGGCGCGATGCCCCAAGTGATATGGACAGATGGGGACTACCCCACAGGAGCAACCGGAGAGGTGGCAGAGGACATCGCAAGCAGTGATCCCCAAGCCTTCGTAGTGGAGGTAGTCGGCGCGAGCATGTTTCCCAAGTACACGCCAGGCAACTACGCGCTCGTGGAGCCGAGCATCGAGCCGGAGTTGGAGGACGACGTGTTGGTCCGTTTGACCAGCGGCGAAACCTTGATCAAACGACTGATCTCCCGCCGCGGCGGCTATGCGCTCGCTAGCTACAACGACACAGTGATCCTGCATTTCAAGCCCGAAGAGGTGGATTGGATCTACTACATCCCCTATCCGGTCCCGAGGCGCAAGATCAAGATGCGCGCCTAGCCGATCGCTGTTCCGATAAGAAACACTCAAGCATCGGAAAACCGTTGACACAGCAATCGGAATACCGATAATCCCTTTCACTCGCCCCCCGGCGTGTTTGGAGGGATCTTGTTTCGTTCTTACCGCTGCTACTACTCGCCCCGAGACGCTCTCGGTCAACTAACCGCCTCGGACAACGGCGCCCTGCCCTTTGTGCAGGTCAAGGCCGCCAACGCCGAAGCTGCTCTGCTCGGCGCCCAGCGGGTCACCGGCTGCCCGGCGTCCGAGGTCGAGCGTTTGGAACAAGCGAGCTGAGCTATGGGTTCGCATCGCAAGCCGAAATTCAAGCTTGGCCCGCCGCCGACGGTGAAAGACCTCACCTTCTGGCAGTTTCATTACCGTGAGAACCTGCTGGATACGGACGCTCTGAAAGAGCAATTCCACCGCGCGAGGTCGAGGTCCGCCCGGGACGCCATGTGGGCGGGCGTCAACGCCCTCGAAGAGCGCGCCTGGACGATCGTCCACCACGCTCACAGGGCCGGCGAACTGCTGACCGTCTTCATGCCGGAGGGCGCATGAAAACGTTGCGCACTTCTGCTCCAGCTCGACAGCTATCGAACATCAGCGCGGACCTCCCGAGTCGCGTGGACGCCGCACTGCATGGCAGCGGCCCACCCGTCGCGCTGACAGGCATGACTGTGACCTCGCACGCCTTCAGGCCGGGGAGCATGAGAACGGTTGAGGTCCACCCCGCGCCGGGCCCGCTCGCGTTTTTGGCGATGGTCGCAGCTCCACTGCTGCTTGCGGGGGCCCTCGCGCTGTTGCTGGTCTACGGCTGGAGCACGCCGTGAAGCAGATCTCTCTTAAGCCTCGCCGGCGCCTTCGTCGCGCCGCCACACCGCCGCCCCCCGGCCCGGTAGGCGGCCTGTACGACCACCGCTTTCAGTACGCCCGCGCTTGTGAGACGGACATCCGTAAGACCTTCCGCCGCGTGCGGGCCGAGCAGAAGAAAGGACTGCGACTGTGACAACCACGACCACGGGCCTCTTCTTCATCGGCAAGGACCGTCCAGGGCGCGCCGCCGTCAGCGCGACAAGAAACGACGCAGATGCCTTCGTGCTGACGATGCGCGTCGTGGACAACCAAGGGCCTCGCGCCGTGGAAGGCTACGTCGTGCGCTGGATCGGTCCCGAGGCGGCCGCATGGCGCGAGAAGCACCAGAACCTCAAGGCAGGCGATGCCCTGCGGCTGGTACTCACGAACCCGCGCTCGATGCCAGGCACATTCGCCCCAGAAATCCACGCCGCCATCGCCTCGTGCGAGCTGCTGCCCGCACGCACCCCGGCGCCAGCCCGTGCCGCGTAGCCCCCCATTCATCGGAGACTCCATGGACTTTCCCATCGTGTCGTTTGAGAAGATCGAGCGTGAAGCGAAGGAGGCGGCCGAAGCGGGCCACTCGCTCAACTTCGCTTGCCGCTTTCCCTTCGACGAACCTTCGGGCCAACACTTCAAGCGCGTGTTCAACGAGCACCGCGCCGCCCTGCAGCAGCACTCGGAGGTTTCGCAATGACGTGGATGCTTACCGCGAGCGGCGCCGAATACCACCTCGCCGGCCCCACCGCCTACGGCGCATGCGGCCGCCCCGTGGACATCAACGACGTGGCGCACCACCTTGCCATCGTCGCCCAGTTCAACGGCGCCACGTCGCGCCCCTACAGCGTGGCCGAGCACAGCCTCCTGTGCTGCGACATCGCCGAGCGCGCAGGCGCCTCGGTGTTCGTGCAGATGGCAGCGTTAATGCACGACGCGCACGAGGCATACACCAACGACCTCATCAGCCCGGCTAAGCAGGCCGTCAACAGCTACAGCATGGCCTTCGGCGTCGGCGCATGGCACGCCTTCGAAGCCGAGCATGCCAAGGGCGTGCGCGAGCACTTCAAGCTCCTATCGGTGTTCGCCGGGCATCGCGAGCTTCTGCGTTCTATCGACCTGCAGGCGCTCGCCACGGCTCGCCGCGATCTGACGCCCTACGACCCTTCGCGGCACATGCCGTGGCCCGTGCTCAATGACAACACGCTGCAGCCGGTCGCGCCCGCCGACTGGGTTCGCCTCGACACGCCCGAGCGCGAGGCCGCGACGTGGAAGGACTGGCGCGAGCGCTTTCTCACGCGCTTCGCCGAACTGCAGGTTGCTCGCACTCTTGCAGGACTGGGGGGCAGGCGATGAAAGCCATCGATCTATTCGCCGGCGCCGGCGGCTTCTCGACGGGCGCAGCGCAAGCGGGCTGCAGCGTGGTGTGGGCGGCCAACCACTGGCAGGCCGCCGTAGACATCCACTCGGCCAACCACCCGGGCACCGCGCACGCATGCCAGGACTTGCAGCAGGCCGACTGGCGCGAGGTGCCGGCGCACGATCTGCTGCTGGCCTCGCCCGCCTGCCAAGGGCACAGCCCGGCCCGAGGCAAGGAGAAGCCTCACCACGACGCGCTGCGCAGCACCGCGTGGGCCGTCGTGTCGGCCGCCGAATGCCACCGCCCGCCGGTCTTCATCGTCGAGAACGTCCCGGCCTTCATCGACTGGGCTCTCTATCCTGCATGGGCTCTCGCCATGGAAGCGCTCGGCTACGCGCTGGCACCGATGGTGATCGATGCGGCGGACCACGGCGTACCTCAACACCGCGCCAGGCTCTTCATCGTCGGCACGCGCAGCCGGAATCCGATCACGCTCAAGCTGCCGCAGCGCGACCATGTTCCCGCAAGCGCCATCGTCGATTTCGAGGCGGGTGCATGGTCGCCCATCCGCACCGCAAAGCGCAGCTCCGCGACGCTCCGGCGCATCCATCAGGGCCGCAGAGAGCTTGCATGCGGGCGCTTCCTGATTCCCTACTACGGCAGCGGCTCTGGCCTCACCGGTCGCAGCATCCACCGCCCCATCGGGACCATCACCACCGTTGACCGGTGGGCGCTGGTGCGCGGCAACCGCATGCGGATGCTGCGCGCCGACGAGGCACGCGCGGCGATGGGTTTCCCGACCGCCTACAAGCTGCCGCCGCAGCACAAGGCCGCGATGCACATGCTGGGCAACGCCGTATGCCCTCCCGTCGCGCGCGACCTGATCACCCGAATCAGGGAGGCCGCATGAAGCGCGTCAGCCGCCGCACCCGCCCCGCGATGGTTGCCGTCGCTGTCGCCGCACGCCAGGTGCACAACATCCCGGCCGGCGACGACATCATGACGAAGGTCTATAGCGCCTTCGCGGACCTGAAGACGGGCAGCACCGACGACGAGCTTTTCGACCGACTCAGCACGCACCTGAATACCGTCATGGTGCGCGCCGAGCAGATCGACGAGCTTTGCCTTGCGCCCCTTCGCGCCGCAGCCGATGCACTCCGACGCTGCGACGCAATTCGCGGCAGACATGGCCGCTACGGCTTTGACGGAGTCGGCCTGCAGGCAATGGCCGCCGGCCTCCAGGTCTGCGAAGAAGTCACCCGCAACAGCTCGCCGAGGCAGATGTTCGATGCGTTCATCGAATCGCTCGCGCGCATTCGCCGACAAGTCGTCGGAGAGGAGGTTACTGAATGAAGCGATGGATCACCGTCGACAAGGCTCAAACGGAAACCGGCTTGCCGTCGTCCTTCTTCCACGAGCGCACCGGCATCTCCGGCACTTGGCCGGAGAACAAGGTGTGGAAGTGGTTCGAAGGCCGCAAGTTGATTGACCTCGAAGCCCTGTACGACCTTATTGACAAGGGCCCCAGCATTCAGAGCAATCGCGGTCGCAAGCCGGGAAAGGCATTTAGTGGCAACGCCCAAAGCTAGCAACGGAATCATCATCCGGGAAGCACACCTGCAGGTCGATCTACGAGCAGCAGGCTATGGTCGCGAACGCTTGGACCTGCTACCCACGCCAGCGAATATCCGTTATGCCGCGCGACTGCGGGCTGAGATACTGGGAAAGATTGAACGCGGCAACTTCGCTTTGGCTGAGTACTTTCCAGAGAGCCCACGAGCAAAAAAGGACTCGCCAAGTCTTACGTTCGCCCAAGTCGCGGAAGAATGGCTCAAGGTCAAAGCAGCGACTGTTCAGCACAGCACCCTACACCACTATAAGCAGACCATTGGCGCTGCCTATTTCGGCTCTGTCCGAGAGACACGCATCGATGCCTTGAACTTTCGTAGTGTGATGCAGTTGACTTCTGAGCTACCCGCCAATCCCAAGACCTTCAATAACTTCGCAACTGTCCTGCGGCAACTTCTGGAGTATTCATACAAGGCCAAGCTGATTCGCGAGCCTCTACACGAACATGTTCTGATGCGTCGACGCCAGAAGGCTCAGCCCGACCCGTTCACCATTGCGGAGGTTCAGCGGCTACTTGAGTGCTTCGACAGCGAGCGTGCACGCAACTACTACCAGCTGGCCTTCTTCACCGGCCTGCGTCCGTCAGAGCAGATTGCGCTGCGCTGGCGCACCGTTAACCTAGCCGCTGGCCAAATCACCATAACGACCGCTCTAACGCGCGGAAAAGAGAAGTCCACTAAGACCAGCGTTGTTCGCACTTTGGAACTTACCGAAATCGCCTTGGAGGCAATCAAGCGGCAGCACAAGATCACCGGCAGCGAAGAACATGTGTTTGTCGACGATGAAGGTCGGCCGTTCACGACCACCGACGAGCCGCTACGCCATTGGTGGAAGCCAGCGATCGCGCGGGCACTTGTGCGACCCCGTGACGCGCGGCAGACGCGACACACTTTTGCGACGATCGGACTGATGGCTGGGATCGCGCCAGGCTGGCTAGCTACGCAACTTGGTCATGCTCCTGAGATGTTCTTTCGCGTTTACAGTCGCTGGATTGAAGGAGCGGACAACGGTGCCGAAAGGCGCAAACTCGACACTTACCTGCGAGCGACGAAACCGACTCCGAAGACGCGCAGACCTAAGCGGGCCGGAATTGAGCCATGACCACAAAGCTTTTCGGATGATCGAAGCCAAGCGCCCCACCTGGACTAAAGGCCGGGCCCACGGTCAATCCCTTTCGAGCCTTAGCGTGAAGTTCAACAGTAATGATCATTAAACCTCTTCATCCCTTTCCTGCCCGTATGGCCCCCGACCTTGCGCTGTCCGGCCTCAAGGCTTTGCCTCGGAACAGCGTTGTCCTCGACCCGATGGTGGGGTCAGGCACTGTGGTAAGGCATGCCATTGAGTTGGGACATCGCGCGGTCGGGTTCGACCTAGATCCCCTCGCCGTCTTGATGACGACAGTGTGGACTCGCCCCGTGAATGCAACGGCGGTCGCTGAGTTGGCTGCCAGCGTCGTGCACGATGCGAAGCTCCTAGCGTTGACAGGACTTAAGCTCCCTTGGATCGACAAGGACGCAGAAACCCTTGCGTTCACGAAATTTTGGTTCGCACGCAAGCAAAGAAACGATCTCCGCCGACTCGCCTTCATACTTAACGACAGGCGGGAAAATTCAGCATCCGAAGAAGAGCTAGCTCTGCTCGACGTTTTGCGATTGGCACTCAGTCGGATCATCATCACAAAAGACCGTGGCGCATCGCTCGCCAGAGATGTCTCCCACAGCCGACCGCATCGCGTCGCGCTCGAATCCGACTACGACGTATTTTCGGGGTTCGAGAAGGCCGTTGCGCAAATTCTCAAAGGCATTTCTCAATCCCCGGTCAAGAAAAGCGCCTTGATTCAGTGCGGCGATGCTCGAAAAATGACCTCTCTCAAGAAGGCATCTGTCGACGCAGTTTTTACTTCGCCCCCTTATTTAAACCAAATCGACTATATGAGAGGACATCGTATGTCGTTGATTTGGCTAGGCCACTCGCTGCCGTCCCTTCGCGTCATCAGAGGTCACTCCATCGGGTCCGAAAGGGGAGCAGATTCCCAAGACCGAACTTCAAGAATCGCCTCGGTCGCCCAAGCGATGGTTGATTGCGCAAACGTTACTCCAAGGTTTGGTTCCATGGTTTCTCGCTATGCAGGAGACATTTGCGAGCTCTTAGATGAAATAAAGCGCGTTTTGAAGCCAGGCGGGAAATCCGTATTTGTGGTCGGAAATTCGAACCTAAAAGGCGCCTTCATCAACAACGCGGAGGGAGTGGCCTGCGCCGCGATTTCAACAGGGTTCAAATTACGAAGCAAAGTCGAACGAGAGCTCCCTGTCGCGAGTCGCTACTTACCTCTTCCATCGACTGATCAGTCGCCTCTCGGAAAAAGAATGCGCACCGAAAGCGTAATGACGTTCACCGTATAAACTTCAGGGGGCAGCAAGCGTCTTTTTGAGATTTTTCACAAACTGAACACTCCCCCTGTATTTATAAAAGACGCGCGCTTTTCCCGCATCGTTTCTAAATATTTTGATGTGGTGAAGAGCGTTCGCAAACTGCGGCTTCCCGGTCTCCATTTGAGGGTTACCCATCAATCCTTTGTCTCGACTAATTGTTTTG